CCGATGATGGTGAGCCGATAGCCGGGGCGATACCAGCCACGCCGCTAACGCTGACGCTGAACGCACGGGTGGAGTTCGACAACGTTCGCATTATGAACGATAGGGGCCAGGAGATCGACTGTGCCGGGATCGTGTTCCTGCCCTGGACATACATAGACGGGGCAGGGGTGACGCAGGACCTCAACCTCGGCGGGCAGGACCGCATCATCTTCGAGACGCGAAAGTACAGCATCGCGCGGCGCGACCGGCAAGAGGGCTGGATGAACGACCGCGGGCGGCACTGGGTCGCTTACATCAGGTGAGGCATGGCGAGCGGAATCAAATGGGATGCTGCTAAGGCGGCACGGATGAGACAGAGGCTTCAAAGCCTCGCGTCATCCTATCCGACCGCAACCGCGCAGATGGCCGGACAAGTCGCCATGCAGGTTATCGCGGACTCGATCAATGAGCCGCCTACCGTGCCTATTGATACCGGGAATCTGCGGAGCAGCGGCACGTTCGAGGTAGTCTCTGGTGGATCGTGGCGTTCCGTCAAGGTCCTCGTCGGATTCAATACGCCCTATGCCGCGAGGGTCCACGAGATACCGATGCACTTTCAGGACGCGGACGCGGGCAACAAGTACCTCGAATCCAAGCTCCAGCGCCACCAGGAGCAATACGTTCGGGTGTGGGTTAAGGGCGTCACGCGCCGCTTGGGCATGGGCGGTATGCCGATGGCTGCTGGTGGTGGTTTGGGCGGCGGCTCAGGCGCTGGATAGCATATGGACATTCTACACGAGCTTTTCTACTGGATAGGTGCCGAGCTAACGCTGTCACTCGCTGACGAGTGGCATTGCGGCCACCTGCCGGCAGAGGGCGTGGGCCCGATGGCGGTGCTGCTGGAGCGCGGCGGTTCTTCCGATAAGCCGATTCTGCGGGGCAGCGTCGGCGAGTTGATGTTCCAGGTTCTCACGGTGGGCGGTGTCGGGTCAAGCTACTTCACGACTCGGGCGCTGGCACATCGCATACACGAACTCCTCAGGGATCGGGCGGGCGTACAGCTCGCCGATCATACGGTTTGGGTCATCGAGGCGGTGAACGAACCTCAGTTCCTCGGAGGCGACGAGCGCTTCCGATACGAGATTAGCGCGAACTACGCGGTTCGCGGAATCACAGACGCTGCCTGGGGTTATTAGCCGCCGGGCCAAAGGAGACGCTCACTATGGGCGCTACTAAACTGCCGCAACTCGGGCCCTGTCAGGTCTGGTTTGGCGATGCCGGGTCCGAGGTGGAGTTGGGGAAGACGCACGACGTGATTATCAGGCTCGTGGAGGAAACCGCGCCGATCACCTATGCCCAAACGGGAACGGGTCCCTGGGACCTGGTGACGGTCGGCAAAATCTGCGATATCGAATGTCAGTTCGCGAGCCTGAACTACGACCTGTTCGAGCAGGTCCTGCCAACGGAGGCTGAGTGGTATGGAGCAGCGGGCACTCCGACGGTGGGCATCTCGAACGACGCCCTGGACATTCGCCTGGGTTTGGGGACGAGTCATCGCGACCACGCGAAGCGGCTCATCATCAAGCCGTATGTCGATGGGGTTCCTTCCGTAGATGAAGAGGACTGGATCACGGCGCCGGTCTGCTTCCCGCAGGTCAACATGGAGTGGCATTTCAACGCCACAGACCAACGGATTCTGACGGCGACGTTCCACAGCTTCCCGCTCTCTCAGGCGCTGCCGCGAATCCTCTTCCTGGGAGACGAGGCGCAACTCCCGTTGGTGTAGACGCATAAGAGAGGCTTGTTGTCGGCTCGGAGTGGGCTGTCCCGCCTCCAGCCTTTCGCGCGTTGCGCGCACTCCGGGCCACCCAGAATAACAGGAGGCGAATGCTATGACGCTTGAACTAGACGCACTAGCGGCAGAACCGTTGCTCGTGAATGTCGGCGGTACGGAGTACAAGGTCGCGGTGACAGTCGGCGTGATTGTCGAGGCGGGCAAGGGCGACCAGTCCGACCCGATGGAACTCACACAGATCATCATGGAGAAGGCGGGGATGCCCCGCGAGGTATTCCTGGCGCTCAGTGTGCCGCAAGCCGCGGCCCTGAGCAAGGCGATCACCGAACGGTTCTTCCCGGAAGCCGCGGGGCCAGCGAAGAAGGACGAACCCCCCTCGCCTGGCCCGAGGCTATTGTCGGATTCCTCCGCAGTTGCGGTGGAGCCTACGTCTACCGAGACGACCTGAACCATGCCCACTCTATCTGGCACATGGACGTGCGAACGTTCCGTGTGCTATTCGACGCCGGGATGCGGTGGGAGGCACAGGAGCGCCAGGTGGACCTAACCATCTCCGCCTTCCCATATATGGATGAGTCGGGACAGAAGGATGTGCGCCGGGTTTTCGCTCGGGCAACCGAGCCCGCGGGAGAGACTGACCCCGGCGAGGTTCAGAACGTGAAGGCGCTTCAGAGTATGAGGGCTATAGCCCGGTTCAACGCGATGACAGACCGGGCGCGGAAGGGTAAGCCGAGTGGCGTTTGATGCTGGGGCCGTAACTGGCTCCATACAACTCGATTATGGACAGGCAGTCAAGGCACTGACTGCGGTAGATCAGCAAGTCAAACTCACGATGGACCGCGTCGGAACATCCTTCCAGCGCGCCTCGGGGTTCATCAGACTCCATGCTGAAGACATCCGGCGCGTCGGTATGGCGATGACTGTGGCGGGCGGGGCTATCGCGGCCAGTCTCGGTAAAGCAGTTATGTCCGCGGCCGAGTTCGAGACGCAGATGCGGAACGTGGACTCTATCCTCAAGTTGACGGAAGCGCAGTTTCAGGCTACCTCTGCCGAGATCATCGCCCTTTCGACGCGCCTGCCTCAGTCTGCCGCGACACTGGCCGCCGGCCTCTACGACATCGCCTCTTCGGGTTTTGAAGGGGCGGACGGACTCAAGGTGCTGGAGGCTTCAGCCAAGGCGGCCTCTGCTGGTATGTCCGATACCGCGACCGCTGCCCGGGCCATCGCCGGCGCTATCAATGCCTATGGTATGACGGCAGAGGATTCCGCCCACATATCTGACGTGCTCTTTAAGACCGTTGACCGCGGCGTGATCACTTTCTCCGAACTGTCGAATGGTATCGGCGAGGTGCTGGCATCGGCCGCCGCCGTTGGCGTGAGTCTCGAAGAGGTCGGGGCGGCAATCGCCACCATGACGAAGGCGGGTATTGGCTCCGACATGGCCATGACCGCACTCAACCGAATCATGGTGACATTCCTGAATCCCCCGAAGTTGCTCGCCACCGCGCTCGCCACGGTTACCAAGGAATCAGCCCTCTCCATCATCCAGACGAAGGGACTCGCCGGGGCGGTGGACATTCTGAACAAGGTGAGTGGGAACAGTCCCGAGCTTCTCGCCGCGATGGGGCTGGAGCAACGTTCGCTGCGCGCGGCAATGAGCCTGACCCGCCAGGAAGGTGCTATCTATCGAGCCGAACTGGAGTTGCAGGCGGACGCTGCAGGGGCGACACAGGCCGCACTTGAACGACAAGCAAAGGCTTTCGCCTACCAATGGGGCCTGATGCGGAACCAGATCACCGCTGCGGCAATCGGTATCGGGCAGGAACTGATACCGGCGCTGCGGCCGCTGGTCGAAACGCTGGGCAGAGTAGCGAAGGCCGTGGCCGCCTGGGTGAAGGAGAACCCCGAACTCACGCGCTCGCTCACGGTCCTGACGGCAAAGGTGGCGGCATTCATGCTTGCCCTAGGTCCCATGCTCATCGCTCTGCCCGGCCTTATCATGTCGCTTCAACTCCTCATACCGTTACTCGCGCCGCAACTCGTCTTCGCGCTCGCAGCAGTGGCTGGCGGGGCGGCGACGGCTGGTGAGGCTATGATGCTCCTGGCGGCGCCCGCTGGAGCATTGGCGCTAGTGACGGCCTCCTTCGTCACCATGACCTATACCATCCGCGAGGCTATCCGGGCATGGTGGGATTACAAGAAGGAACTCGCGGCGACGGGCGTTGAGTTAACCCGGCAGGCGGCCGCACGCGTCGAACTCGCGGCCGCCGAACGGAAGCTGGCCGAGGCAGAGGCGCGGGCGGCGAGGTTCACCGCGAAAGGACAAGCAGTCCCCGTGTTGACGCGGGCGGATATTAGCGGCTGGAAGGGGCAGATCGCTGACCTCAAGCAGGAACTCGCCAAGTTGGAAACGGCACGTACTGCTGCGGCGAAAGTGCCGGAGGCTGGTGGCGTCGGCGTCGCTAGTATCGCGGGCGTCAAGGCTACCAAGGACGCCCTCCTGGAAGCGACTACCAAGGGCCTTGACTGGCTCCATATACAAGTAGAGATCGCCAAGGCCGCGGGCGACGTGGCTGCCCAACACCAGCTCGAAGCCAAGTATCTCACGGCACTGTCCGGCGTCTGGGAGAAATGGCGCACAAGTACGAACCAGGCACGGGCCGAACTCGCGCTTTCAGCGAAGCAGGCCGCCGACGATATTCGCAAGGTGGCAGAGGAGACTCGCGCGGCAGACGAAGCCTTTGACGCGCAACTCGCCACGCTGAACGCTCTTACGGAGGCGGGTTACGACCCTCTGACCGACGCGCTGATTCGCCTCCACCCGGAGTTCACGCAGGCCATCCTCGACGCGCAGGAAATGTGCGACAACCTGAACGCGTTGACGAAGGCCGGCGTCTTCCGCTTCCAGGAACAACTAGAGTCGATGTTCGATGTGATCGGGAGAACCGTGCCGGGCTTCGGCTTCCTGCGGCGGGAGGTGGACGCTACGCAGACTAGCCTCCACGGATTGCAGGGCGAACTGGTCAATCTTCAGTGGGCATTGGCGACGGAAGACCTGGGCGCGGGCGAGCGCGGGGTCATCATCGCCCGCATTGAGGAAATCCGCCGGCTGATGCAGGAACTTGCGAACGTCAGCCCCCCAGTAGCCCGCGAGATTAGCGAGGACTGGGTCAACGTCGTTCGCAACATCCACGACGCCTTCGCCCAGGCTTTCGGCGACATGATGACGGGGGCATCTTCCTTTGCCGATTTCCTGCTCGACATCTGGCGCTCCATCGAGCGCAGCTTCGCCAATATGATCGCGAAGATGGTGGCGGATTGGCTATTCGGTATCGACCAGATGCAGAAGACGGGGCAGGCGGGCGGCGTTCTCGGCGGGATATTCAACGCGGCGGCGGGCCTGCTGCTCGGCGGCGGTGGTACGGCAGGCCCGAGCGTGGACGCCTACGGGGAGGCGTTGGCAATCAGCGGCGCGATTCCCACTTTCGCGCGAGGCGGAATCGTGACGAGGCCGACCCTGGCGATGGTGGGCGAGGTGCCCGAGAAAATCACACCCCTCTCGCAGATGGCCGGGGCGGGCCCTCCCATGACGGTCAACCTCACGATTCAGGCTATCGACACGCAGACCGGGATGGATTTCCTGTTGAGGAATCGTGGCGCGATAAGCAGCGCGCTCCAGCAGTCCATGCGCGAGAACAACCCCGTTGGCAGGAGGCGCTAGATGGAAGTCGCTACCTATCCCACCCTGCCACAGGCGGAACTCAGCGTAGAGGTCCTCTATAGCACGGACATCGCCCCATTCGACACCGGCTATCTCGTGCGATCCGGGCGCTGGGCGCGCTCGCGGCTCCGATTCCGACTTGCTTATGATCTCCTCCATCCCGCCCAATGGCAGAGCATCCTCGACCTGTACCATCAGCAACTCGGGGCGCTGCGAGAGTTCCGATTCGACGACCATACAGATACCGCTCCGCGCGCTCGGCTATTCGGCGTGGGGGACGGGGAGACGTTGGTCTTCTGGTTTCAGCATGACTATACCTCGGGGGCAGTCGTCAAGGTGGATGGCGCGGTCTATACCGACGCCTTCATTGATTCGCAGTCCGGCCGGGTGCAATTCGACGTGGCTCCGGCGCGGGGGCAACTGCTCACCTACGACGCCGATGACGCAGGCTATCGGGTTCACTTTGCCGAGGATCGACAGCCCTACACCTATCAGAAGTGGGGCGGTTACAACTGCGAGGTCGTGCTAGAGCAGATACAGGACCGCCAGGACATCTACCCGATCCGGCAGGTGGTATGTGGCGGGGCCCTCCATGCCCAAACACTCGACGCTATAGGGGAGGCCGTCGCCTACTCATTCGTCTGCCCGTGCGACGTGTCGGTGGACGATGCGAGCTACTACGTATCGACCTGGGTGGACGCAGGCAGCGTGCGGGTGTCGCTCTGCACGGACGAGGACGGTGCTCCCGGCACGGCGTTGGCATTCGGCGATCAAGCTCCAATAGCGGTCGGCTGGGAGACGGTGGCCTTCACGGTGCCCGCCGGCCCGGTGGCGTTGACGCAGGGCACCCGCTATTGGCTCGTGCTCGCGGCCGAGTCCGGCACCTGGGACGCGACCCACACCTGCGACGTGCAGTATACCGATGGCGTCCCCAACCCGATACCCGGCGAGGATCAGGATGACATCCTGTGGGGCGGCTACTCTATCTTAGACCGCCGCTGCCAGAACACCCCGCACTCCTGGCTCGGCGTGGCGACGCGGGCCGCGGGTGGCGCCGCCTGGACGCTTCGAGACCATCTCGCACATCCCGCCTTCTTCCTGAATCAGGTTCCACAGATCGTCGGGCACTGCCAGGGGCCGCTACAGCAGAGCGTCTATGGCGACTATCGCACTCGCGAGACTTTCCCCGTTGAGACCGAGCACGACATGATAATCGACCGCGTCGGCGGCGTCTTCTCCACTGCGGGGGGCGCGCCCGCCGATAGTCTGCACTTCGCCATCGTATTTGACAGCGATCCGGGCGTCGTCCAACGCACAGGCATCATCTCTACACCCGTCGATACCGATAGCGTGCCGATTTACATGGAGGCCGCGCTCTGGACGCCTCTCACCATCGCGACGGGCGACACTATCCATATTACTTTCTACTCCGAAGCATCCCTGGTCGGCGCGCCCTGGTCGCACTGGGGCCATACCGATAGCTGGATTCACTACGCGACGAACTGGGTTGCGGCATGGAACTCCGTGCGGTGGGCAGAGGACGCGAGCAGGGCCGAGGTGAGTGACGACGCCGGCCTTACCTACGGCGTTTCGATGATGGGCGCGTGGACGGTGCGGTGTCGGGGGGTGATGGTGCCGTGAAAGACATAAGCCCGCTCTTCGCCTCTGCCCTCCTCGACCCCGAGCGCCGCGTCGTCGATGTACTGGTGGCCCGCCTGGTCTATGGCGGGGCAGTTATCAGACTGGCTAATTACGAGGACGCGCTCTACCTGGACGTGGGCGACGGCGACGGGATACAGCGCTTCGAGCCCTTGCCATTCATGTTCGACACCGGCGAGGGCGGCGGGACGATGGAGGTTGATAAGACCTCGCTAACCGTCCCGAACGTCGAGCTTCTCGTGCAGTACAGCACCGACGCGGAGAGTACGACCCTGGGCGCGATGGTCCTCAACGATGTACTCGACGGGACCGAACTCTGGCGCTATCAGATCAACATGGCGAACCTCGGGGTATTCGCTCACTCCCGCTGGGATATTGTGGGCGCGGCCAGCATCACGCCGACGACGGTTACCGTCGATTTGCAGTCTGCGCTCGGGCGGTGCGTGCGGCCCTGTCCGATGACGGTGGTGCAGGGCCAGTGCAACAACAGCCTCTACGATGCGCGGTGTGGCCGCAACCGGGCGCTCTATACCGCGAGTGCGACGGCGACGGGGGGCAGCAGGACTCACCTTACATCGGCGCTGGCGGGGGCGGACGGCTTCTATGCCCTGGGCGAGGTGCAGTTCGTCGGCGGACTGAACGTCGGGGCGAGTCGCACCATCGGCAAGCATACCGATGACGGCAGTCTGTTCTGGGCGCGGCCGCTGCGGTTCGGGGTGGAGGCGGGGGACTTGTTCACTGTCTGCCAGGGCTGCGCCAAGACCTTCGTTGAGTGCGAGACAAAGTTCAACCTGGAGGCACCCGGCATCGACGAGCAGCGTTGTAGGTCGTTCCCGAACATCCCGCCGGAGGAGGTGATGCTCTAGTGTCCGCCCTCGACTGG